CTTCAAGAACCAAAATATTCTTATAGTAGTACTATTTCTCCTCAAACACGATCTATTCCACAATTTTCTTTAACACTACCAACTACTGAAGATAAAAAACGTGGTTATTTTATGCGATATTTTTGTAAAAAAAATAACGAACTAATATACTACGAAACTTCTCAAGCTGATTATGATAAAACAAAAAGTCAAGACCCTACAATGGCTTATGATTTATATTCTGTTTTAACATTACAATGGTCTATAACAGGTGATCCTTCTCAAGCTGCTAGTTTTAATGCATCAAGTGTAAGCAGAGCAGCTTCCCTCAATAATTGGCCAGGATTTCCTCAATATTTTAAAGGAAATTTTACACAATATTTGGGATCCTAAAAGATCATTAGTATCTTTACAGCATGTACTGGCTGATAGAAGATCCTAAACATATTGAATTACTCATAGACTTAAAACATGAAGATGTTTACATTGAAGTAATTCCCACTTCACATAACTTACACCCAGTTGAAAATGATGTATGTGCTGTTTACCTTAGACCAAAAAGGGATACAAAAGGATACATTATCCCAATCAATCACAGTGAAACAATAAATTCTACAATAGAGCAAGTACAAAGTGTTTTAAATAATATAGAAAAAATTTATGTAAGGGATAGAAAAGAGTTTTTACATTATTTTCCTATTAAGCACTGCTACCAACCCACACCCTCCCCACATACGTATATACCGCAATTAACAACTGCTCACACTCAATTATATAATAGGTACCCACAAGTACCTAACTTAAATACTATTATACCGATTGTTAAACACTATGAGGTATGTGAACAAAACTTTGTAAATTTTAAAGGCATTACAAACCCTTTTTACAATAAGGCGGCACTTGTGTTTAATCAACTCGAACGAGCGGGTATTAAAGTGGACTCATTGTTATTTGAGGAGTACTTTGACCAACAAGTAGACGAGTTTGTATACACGCAATATAATTTAAACACATTAACAACAAGGCCATCAAATACCTTTAATAATATTAATTTTTCGGCATTAAATAAAGAAAATGGAGAAAGGAAATGTTTTATTCCACGTAATGATAAGTTTGTTGAAATGGATATTTCTGCTTATCACCCTACCCTTTTGGCTCACTTACTTGATTTCAGTTTTGCTAGCAGTGATATTCATGGGGAGTTTGCTAGGATGTATGGTGTTGATTACGCCAAAGCGAAAGAGATCACGTTTAAACAGATTTACGGAGGAGTTTGGAAAGAGTATCAAAATTTGGAGTTTTTCAGACGAGTTATAGCATATACAGATAAGTTATGGGATGAATTCCAATATGGGGGGAAAATTATTTGCCCTATTTCAGGACATGAATTTGTAAGAGCAGAACTGGAAAACATGAATCCACAAAAGCTTTTAAACTACGTGTTACAAAACTTGGAGACAGCAAATAACGTTAATATATTATATGAAATATTTAAGATATTGCGCGGGAAAAATACTAAATTAGTATTATATGTGTATGATTCATTTTTATTTGACTATGATAAGGATGAACCAGATGTGATGCTTGAAATATTAGGAATATTTAATAAATACAATTTACAAGTCAAAACAAAAGACGGTAAAAATTACCACGAAATTAAATAAAAGTTATGTATAGTACTTTGGACCACCCTCGTCGTATGTATGATCAATATGATTATGATTTTACATTTGAAAATTTATTGATGAACAATAGACTGTTTTGTACGTTTACCGCGATTGAGGATTTAGAGGCGTTAGTTGGTGAACTAACAAGACGTTATTCCATCATGTATAATAAAATGTTTGTATTGCACGTTAAAAGCAACAACGAATATGTTATTACATATAACGTTGATCAAGGTAATGTAAACGATATCCCCGAAAACACAATTCTAGTACATAGAAAAAAAGAATCAAACACACTTTATACCATTAATGCTCTAAACGAGTTGATTAAAAAATTAAATGGTGGAGTGGTTGATATAAACTACACAGTAAACTGGCAGCACTACAGAAATTGTATTTTGCTTACCCAGCACAATGAAATCAAACAATTGAATACAAAGATTTTCAAGATAGTTGAAGTATAGTTTGGCTTACCCAATAAAGGTTATTATATTTAAGTTGTAAACAATAAAATAGTTATATTTATGAATCTAGATGCAATCAAGAAGAAACTTGAGTCGATGCAAAAACAACCCTCATCAGGTGGTGGCTCAAACAACCAAACAAAGCGCTTTAAGCCCCAAGTTGGTAAACAAACGGTTCGTGTTGTTCCTTTCAAATACAACAAAGAGTTTCCATTTACGGAAATGAAATTCTACTATGGTATTGGTAGTAAAAAAGTAATCGCTTCTCCATTGAATTGGGGTGAGAAAGATCCAATTGCAGAATTTGCAAAACAACTTCGTGGTACAAACGACAAAGAAAACTGGCGTTTGGCTAAGAAATTAGATCCGAAAGTTCGTATCTTTGCTCCTGTAATCGTTCGTGGACAAGAATCTGAAGGTGTTCACTTGTGGGAATTTGGTAAAGAAATTTACGAGGCATTCTTGCAAATGGCTGCTGATGAAGAAGTAGGCGATTTTACAGACATCATGACTGGTCGTGATATCAAATTGGTTACTGTAGGTCCTGAATCAACAGGTACTGTCTATAACAAGACAACAATTCAACCATCTATGAAAATGTCACCATTGTCTGAAGATGATAAAGAATTGGAATTGTGGTTGGATGATCAAGTAAACCCAAAAGAAATTTACAAACCACTTCCGTTTGATGATATCAAAGCTGCACTTCAAGAATGGTTAAACCCTGAAGAAGAAAAAGAGGAAGAATTTCCATCAGATGGTTTATTAACTGTAGAGGAAAAACCTCAAACAAACTATAGCTTGTCTGCTAAGCCAGCAGCTAAAAAATCAAAAGCAGAAGCATTTGATGATTTGTTTGAAGAGGATGATGATATGCCATTTTAATTTAGGTTAAAACATGGCTAAAGGAAGAAAATCACTAACTGAGGCGGCCGACAAGGAATTGAAAACCGCCTTCAGTTTAGACAAATTTAAAGCAAATAAGGGTTTAGCGTCAAACGTTAAATTCAAGGAGCAAAAATGGATTCCATTTTCTCCGGCTTTACAAGAAGCACTATCCATTCCTGGTATTCCTATGGGTCATAATTCAATGGTTCGAGGAAAATCAAACACTGGAAAATCTACTATGACCATTGAGGTAGCAGTTAATGCTCAAAAAATGGGAGTTTTACCTGTATTGATTATTACCGAAATGAAACATGACTGGAACCACTGGAAAACAATGGGTTTTGAAATGGAAGATGTAGTTGATGAAGAAACAGGTGAAATTTTAGATCAAACAGGTTTCTTTATTTATCGAGATAGAAGTTCATTAAATTCAATTGAAGATATCGCATCATTTATTATCGATCTACTTACAGAACAAAAGAAAGGTAACCTACCATACGATCTACTCTTTATCTGGGACTCAGTTGGTTCAATTCCATGTCAAATGTCAATTGAGCAAGGTAAAAATAACCCAATGTGGAACGCAGGAGCTATTGCAACTCAATTCGGAAACTTTATCAATCAACAAATTGTAATGTCTCGTAAGGAAAGCTCAAAATACACGAATACCTTGTTTATTGTAAACAAAGTAGGTGTTGCTCCGGCTCTAACTCCAATGTCACAACCTAGAATGACAAACAAAGGTGGAGATACGTTTTATTATGATGTTTCATTGTGTTTAACTTTTGGAAACGTTACAAATGCTGGTACTTCTAAACTTAACGCTGTTAAAGACAAGAAGAAAGTTGAATTTGCATTGCGTACAAAAATTGCTTGTGATAAAAACCACATTAACGGAATCACTACAATGGGTACTATTGTTTCTACAGTACACGGGTTTATTAAAGATGACCCAAATGCTATCAAGAAATATAAAGATGCACACGTAAGTGAATGGGCCGATATTTTAGGTCAAGGTACATACACTGTACAAGAAGACAATAGTGAATGGGACGAAAAAGCACCTACACCAGACTTATTTGAAAACGAAGATTAATATGAAGAAAGACCTCTTAAACCTCTTAAACAACATACAAGAACACGGTGAAGAAACCCCTCAATCAGAGCGCTACTTGCTCATAGATGGACTTAATCTCTTCTTTCGAAATTTTAGTGCAATTAATGCAGTTAACTCAAACGGAGTCCATATTGGAGGTTTAGGAGGATTTTTTCGATCTTTGGGAGCTTTAATTCGCACTATCCAACCTACACAAGTTTATGTAGTGTTTGATGGTGTGGGTTCCTCCAACAACAGAAAAAACATTATTCCCGAATATAAATCAAACAGAAATATTACTCGAGTAACTAAACATGAGTTGTTTGATAATTTAGAGGAAGAAGATGATTCAAAGGTAGATCAAATTGTTCGAATCATTCAATATTTGAAAACACTACCTGTTAAAACAGTATCGTTACCTGGAGTAGAAGCAGATGATATTATCGCTTACTTAAGTGATATTTTACCTACAAAACCAGAAGACAGAGCATTCATAGTATCCAGTGATAAAGATTATTTACAGTTGGTAACCGAAAAAGTAATCGTTTATCGTCCAATTGAAAAAGAATATTACACAACAGATACTGTAAAAGAAAAATTTAATGTAACACCAAACAACTTCTTACTTTATAAGTTGTTAATGGGTGATAGCTCTGATGGTGTAACAGGTATTAAAGGATTAGGGGCTAAAGGATTATTCAAGAAATTCCCCGAACTATCAACAAGAGATCTATCATTTGATGATTTGATCGATATTGCTGAAGCAAAACTAAAAGAACACGTTGTGTATGCAAGAGTACTACATGATGTGGATCTATTAGAGGATAAGTATAGAGTTATGGATTTATCCAATCCTATGATGAGTGATAAAGACAAAATGTTTATAGACAAGTTTGTTGAGCATACTCACCTAAACTTTTTCCCACACACATTCGTTGAAATGTGTAATGAAGATCAACTTGGAAACTTAATTCGAAATACTGAATTCTGGGTTCAAGATATCTTTAAAGATTTGTTGGAAAACCAACAATAAGTTATTATATTTAAATAAAAGTTATAGCAAATGACATTACAATCAATTGATGAATACGGACCATCATTCCAGATGAAAGTGATATCTTCTTTATTGACACATAAAGAATTCTTACAAAACATAAACGACGTACTAAGTGATGAATACTTTAGTAATCCGGCTCATAAATGGGTTATAAATGAGATTATCAAGTACTACGAAAAATACCATACAACCATTTCAATGGACATTTTAAAAGTTGAAATGAAAAAATTGGACAATGAAGTACTTAAAGTATCCGTTAAAGAACAATTACGTGAAGCTTATAAAGCTGATATTGAAGATTTAGCTTATGTACAAGAAGAGTTCTCTACATTCTGTAAAAATCAACAGCTAAAGAAAGCATTATTAAATAGTGTTGACTTGTTAAAAGCAGGCGATTATGACTCAATCAAATATATGATTGAATCAGCAATGAAAGCAGGACAAGATAAAAACATTGGCCACGAATATAAAAAAGATACCGAATCACGTTACCGTGAAGATCATAGAAAAATTGTTCCTACACCATGGACTGAAATTAATGAATTGGTTCAAGGTGGTTTAGGTAATGGAGATTTAGGATTGATTTTTGGTAATCCTGGTGGAGGTAAATCTTGGACATTAGTTGCTTTAGGTGGTTTTGCAGTTCAAATGGGTTATAATGTCATTCACTATACTTTAGAGTTAAGTGAAGCTTATACTGGAAGACGATATGACGCTTTCTTTACTGGTACACCTGTTGACCAATTAGAAAAACATAAAGAACACGTAGAAGCATTAACAGCTGAATTACCAGGTGAGTTAATTATTCGTGAATTTCCTATGGGAAAAACCACAATTGGTACCATAGAAGCGCACATCCAAAAAGTAAGAGACTTAGGAATTGAACCAGATCTTATCATCATAGATTACATTGATCTTCTTTCAACAAGAAAAAGAAATGTTGACCGTAAGGGAGAAATTGATGATATTTATACTAGCACCAAGGGATTAGCTCGCGAATTAAACATACCAATCTGGTCAGTTTCGCAAGTAAATCGCGCGGGAGCCAAAGATGACATCATTGAAGGCGATAAAGCCGCTGGTAGTTACGATAAAATGATGATTACCGACCTTTCAATGTCGTTGTCAAGAAAAAAAGAAGATAAAGTTAACGGAACTGGACGTCTCCATATTATGAAAAACAGATATGGGATGGACGGTTTGACTTTTCAAGTAGATGTTAACACATCAAATGGCCACATTGCAATTGGAAGTCATTACGATGAAGAAGCAGATACAGTTACACCAAAAAAACAGTCAAACGATAACTTTGACGATTTAGATAAAAGAATGTTGGCAAATAAATTTTTTGAATTAAACGCATGATTACAGAACTTAGACCCCATTACAAACCATTCGAATATCAAACAGCATTCGAATTTTACAAAGATCAACACAGAGCCCATTGGCTAGCAGACGAAGTTCCATTATCATCAGACTTAAATGACTGGAAGCTTAAATTAAGTGAATCAGAAAAAAATCTAATCGGTAATATCTTGAAATCGTTTGCTCAAACAGAAACGTATGTAAACGATTATTGGGCAACAAAGGTGGCAGTATGGTTTCCTAAGCATGAAATCAAAGCTATGGCGTGTGCATTCGCTGATTTCGAATCAATCCATGCTGAAGCTTATGCTCGTTTAAATGAAGAACTTGGATTAGATGATTTTGAGGCATTCATGGAAGATGAGGAAGCAAAAGCTAAAATTGATCGTTTAGTTGAATTGCCTGGAGATACATTACGTGAAAAAGCACTTTCATTAGCTATATTCTCTGCGTTCACTGAAGGTGTAAATTTATTTTCATCATTCGCTATTTTAATGTCTTTCCAACTACGTAACTTGATGAAAGGTACTGGACAGATTGTAGAATGGTCTGTACGTGATGAATCACTTCACTCAAAAGCAGGATGCTGGTTATTCAGAACAATGATGGAAGAAATGCCTGAATTGCAAAGTGGAATGGAAGCCCAAATATATGATGCTTGTGACTTATCAGTTAAACTAGAATTTGACTTTATTGACAAAGCATTTGAAATGGGTGAAATTGAAGGATTGAATAAAGATCAATTGAAAAACTTCATCAAAGAACGTGCTAATCAAAAATTAATTGAATTAGGTTATAATCCTTTGTATAATGATATTGATCCAAATCTTTTGAAATCAATGGAATGGTTCGGACATTTAACAAGTGGTAAAACACACCAAGACTTCTTCGCAGGAAGAGTAACAGATTATTCAAAATCAACCGCTGACTGGAGCGATTTATAAAAACAACAAATGAGCAAATTAAACGTAGACACAAGTAAATGGGTGAAGGGTAAAGACTACCCTGAATGGATGGATGAGATTGGTACTTCTATCATCTCACAAGGATACTTACTCCCAGAAGAAAATGTATTTAAAGCATTTAATCGAGTAAGTAAAGCAGCGGGGCGTAGACTAAAACGTAAAGATTTAGTACCGTTCTTCTTTGAAGCAATGGAAAAAAATTGGTTGTGTCTTGCATCTCCGGTTTTATCAAATTTAGGTACTGAACGTGGTATGCCAATTTCATGTTTTGGAATCGATACAGACGATTCAATTGAAGGAATTGCATTAGCAAACTCTGAGTTGATGCGTTTATCATCTCAAGGTGGAGGTGTTGGTATCGGTTTAGCTCGTATTAGAGGTAGAGGTAAAGAAATTGCAGGTAATGGAGTATCTGAGGGTGTAGTTCCATGGGCTAAGATCTATGATTCAACTATCCTAGCAACAAACCAAGGTTCAGTTAGACGAGGTGCAGCATCTGTAAACCTACACATTAACCATCCAGATATTGAAGAATTTTTGATGATTCGTCGTCCAAAAGGAGATGTTAATCGCCAATGTTTGAACTTGCACCAATGTGTAGTTATTGATGATGATTTCATGAATAAACTAGAGGATAAAGAACCACGTGCTTTGCGTTTGTGGGGAGAAATCCTTAAAACACGTTTGGAAACAGGTGAACCTTACATCATGTTTGAAGATAATGTAAACAACAACAACCCTCAAGCATACAAAAACAATAACTTGCACGTTTCAATGACAAATATTTGTTCTGAAATTGCACTTTATACAGACCCATTACACTCATTTATTTGCTGTTTATCTTCATTGAATTTAGCACGTTGGGACGAATGGAAAGACTATAAATTCGAAAATGGTATGACTTTACCTGAGTTATCATGTTGGTTCTTAGAAGGTGTACTACAAGAATTTATTGATAGAGCAAAGAATGTTAAATTCATGGAAAACACTTATCGTTCAGCTATTAAAGGTAGAGCAATTGGTATTGGTGTTTTAGGATGGCATACATTCCTACAAGAAAAAGGCATTCCGTTTGCAGGTTTACAAGCAAATTCTTACACTCGAATCATGTCTCAATTTATTGAGGAAGGAGCCTTAAAAGCATCTCGTGATCAAGCAAAAGAATATGGAGAACCAGAATGGTGTAAAGGAACAGGCTTGAGACATACACACCATTTAGCAATTGCACCAACAGTATCAAATGCTAATATTTCAGGTGGTGTTTCACCTTCAATTGAACCAATCCCTGCAAATGTATTTAACTTGAAAACATCTAAAGGTACATTTATCAAGAAAAATCCAACATTGGAGCGTTTACTTGAATCTAAAGGATTTAACATCGATAGTATTTGGGAACAAATTGCTAAAGATAAAGGTTCAGTAATGGGATTACCTGATCATATTTTATCGGATGAAGAAAAAGAAATATTCTTGACATTCAAAGAAATTAATCCATATGAAGTTATTCGTCAAAATGGTATTCGTCAAAAACATATTGATCAAGCAATTTCACTTAACTTAACATTTGATCCATCTGACTCACCTAAATACATTAGTGAGGTACACAAATTAGCTTGGAGAGAAGGCATCAAAACGTTATACTACATGCGTTCAGAAAGTATTTTAAGAGGAGATAATCTTCAACGTACTGCTGATTGTATTAGTTGCGAAGGATAGCATATGTATAAGGGTAAATAGGTTTTTTAAATTGTTTTTTTTTGTTAAACTAACTAAAACTAAAATGAAAAACCTATTATTGCCTTTGTTACTTACATTAGTAACATTTAATTTATTTGGACAAGTACCAGTAGCACCAGGAAATGGTATCTACGGGTTAATTGCCGACCAGTATCAAGTAGGACCAACTGCTCAAGGTACTACACTAGCAAAAATCACCTTACAAAACACCACATTAACGAAGTTCACAGCAACTCAGTTTCGTGTGTTTTATGACAAAATTGCATTTACAAATGCAACGGTTGCATTGATTGGTTCTACAACAAACCTTGATATGCAGTATATAACTAATGCAGCTAACGGTTACATTACTATTACTCTTACATACACAGGTGGTTCTCCAACATACACATTAGCTGGTGGAGAAAGATTTGCAATTACATTTACACACGCTGCTCCTGCTGTATTCAACAACTTAGTATCAATTACTCCATTAACTTGGACAGGTACTCAAACATTTTCACCTTATGCATCAACTAATGCTGGTTTAGATACTACTTTAAACTTACACAGTTATGGTGGTGTATTTACTTTACCTACATTTACATTTGCTGGTACATTTACAAACGTAACAGGTACTGGAGCTAAAGACTTACCATTAGCCCTCCAAACACGCCCTGCAGGTGGTTCTACTTGGACACAACATTCAGCTTATACAACAGACAACTCAGGTAACTTTACATTTACAGTTAACTTAGATACAACTTATTGGGATGTTCGTTTAGCCATCCAAGGTGATACAATGGCAACTGGAAATATCATTTCAGCAACAGATGCCCAATTAATTAACCAATGGGTACTTGGAAATGGTACTATGACAGGATTTGATTTTTACCATGCTGATGTAAACGGTTCAGGTAACATTACAATTACAGATGCTTACGGTGTATTTGGACGTGTAGCAGGTAACTTTACACAATGGCCAAACAACGTTAAAGATGTTAAATTCTTTACCGCAACTGAATTCTCTACAATTGATGGTTCATCTACAAACTTGATGGCTTCAATCCCAGGTGTAACCAATTTCAACTACGAAATCATAGCAGGTCAACCTTCAACAGTAACTTTCTATGTATTGGCTCCTGGAGATGCTAACGAAACAGGATACCATATGGCTCGTATGACACCAATTGAATTATTGATCGATCCTACACCAGGTGTTGAATCTCAAATCTACCACGTAATTGATCATACAGTAGAATATGATTTCCCAACTTCTCAAATTGAAGTGAATGTACCAAGATTGTCTGTTGAAGCAGGCAACTTGGTAAACATTCCTGTAAAAGTGTTAACTGGTGGTACTGAATTGAATTCTTTACAATTTGGTTTACAATACGATACAGATGTATTGGAATTCAAAAGTATCTATTCTACTTCAAACGCTATGAAATGGTTAACATATGTTAACGTTTTAAACGGAGAAATTAATTGGGGTGGATATGATCCTTCAGTTAACGAAAACTTACTATCAAACGAAGATGAAGTGATTACTTTGCAATTTTTAGCTAAACAACCACAGGACGAATGGCTTGAAAGTCCGCTTTGGACAACGCGTAAATTTGCAGGTAATGCATCCTCAAAAGACCTTGAAATCACACCAACAAATGGTATTTTACAAGTATTAAAATCTACAGTAGGTGATGTAATCAACCCAAATTCAATTTTAATTTTCCCTAACCCAGCTACAGAAGATGTTACAATTACATTCAACGTAACTACAACAACAGATGCTCATTTAGGAATTTATGATATTCAAGGTAGAAAAGTAGTTGCCATTTTAGATGGTCAATTACCTGAAGGGCAATATTCATATTCAAAAGATCTAGGCAAATTAGCTCCTGGAGTTTATATAGTAAATTTATCTTTAGACACAGAAGCACCTATTTATAATAAATTAATTAAACAATAAGCTATGTCAGAAGAAACAAATGATGGCACTTGGTCAGGCCTTAGAAAGACCATTGTAGGAACATTAAGTACAGTTGTAGCAGGTGGAGGCACCTGGTTAGGAGTTACTTTATTTGGAGGTCACGAAGAAGAACCTAAAGAAGAAACAAAAACAGAAGCAGCAGCTCCTGCTCCTGTAGTTGTAAACGTACAACAAACTCAAGACAATAAACAAAAGGTTGAAAACGGAGGACCTACAGTTATCCGTGAGCGTGTAGTTGAAAAACCAACTCAACCCGCTGCTCCTGTTGCTAAACCACAAGAAGAATCATGGTAAGATTTTTACCTATATTATTGATGCTAGGGCTGTTTTCTTGTAAGACAGCCCAAGCTCAAGTTGGTTCGGTTAAAACCGAACAATACCAAGCTGAGTTTGAAAAAAAACAAAGCATTGAAGCAGTAGCTGATTATGATGGTTCTGTCCAAATTCCAATTCAAATATTAAAAATTGGAATTAACGAAGAACTATATGAAATGTATCCTGAATTAAAGGATAAACGTGTTGGATTAGGTGTTACAAACATTGTTTTAGAATATTTAGAGTATACTAATCGATTTGTGTTTACTGAAGAAAAAGAGGAAATTAAGCAACGTATGATTGCCCAAGATAAAGCCTCAGATAAAGGTATTTCTTCAAACAAAATTGAAGTTAAAGGAAACGTAATATTAGCAAAATACTTTGTGTATATCGAAGTATATGACTTTTCAGTTTCTGAAGACGAAGTAGTTAAAATAGATGGTAAACAAACTATCACTCAAACTACACGATTAGGATTACAAGTTAAATTTGTAGATGCAGAAACTGGACAAGTTGTCATGGGTTCAGGCCTAGGTGAAGCAAATACAGTAAAAATGACTTCCATATTAGATGATATGGGAGACGAGGTTAAGTTCAATCAATCTACCATTGGGATCAGCACTAAAAAAGCACTTGAGACTGCTTCTAGCAGAATCGTTAGTCGAATGATCACCAAAGGTATATTTACACATTGAAACTTAATATAGTAATATCGCTTTTTTTTGTATTTTTTGTAGGATTCTTTGGATACACTCAAACCTATAATTATACTTACACCGACCCTTGTACAGGTAATCTTAAAACTATAGTAGTCCCAATAAACGGAGAAATAACGGTTGGGTATTACGGTTTCACTGAAACATTTAGTTATAATGATTTCACCAGTGGTACATTTGAAACATGGGCAAGTGGGATTTTTGCACAATATGATGGAAATTCACCTTGTTCTGAAATTGTTGGGATTGGATCAGTAGTAACAGTAACACAAAATACTACATTTACTGTACTAGGTATTTTAAATTCATTAACAACAATATCAAGTATAGCAAGTAGTGGAACCTCAAACATTTTAGGAGGTTCAATCAACTCTCTCTCAACATCTTCAGGAGGGGGTGAAAATAATAATAATGAAGATAAAAACAATAACAATGGAAATAACAATGTCAATTCTAATCCTGTCAATCCTAGTGGGAATAGCAGTAATGTCGGTAGTAGCGGTGTTCAAAACCCAACCACAGAAACAACAAGCCAAGAAGGAACAGAAACAGGCGGTAGCCAAACTAGTGGATCAACTGAAGAAAGCAGCAGTGCCAGTACTTCCGTACCCACTGGAGAAGGAAGCGGAGGAGAAACACCAACAACATCTGGAAGTGAAGGAACTAGTGGAGAAGGCAATGGCTCACAACAGCAAGGTTCTGAAGGTCAAGAAACAACCCCAAACGGAGGTGTGGGTAGCGGAAACGAAGGAAACCAAACCCAAGAAAACCCGCAAACCACGTCAGAAGAAGGCGAAGGGAAAACAAATATAACAGCTGGAGCTACAACTACTACCAAAAACGCTCCTGGCAAATCAGAAGGCGGAAAACCAAGTGTTGTAGCTTCAAGTGACTTTGTTGGATTTAACTTTAGAAATTCTGAAGTTAACTATGGAGCTAAAGCAACTGGTGGTTATACAGCATTAAGATGGGATGGCCAACGTAGTTGGGGTGCATTAGTAGATTATACCTCAGCTCTTAAAGGACCAAATATAACAGGTTTTTATGCTTGGGTTAAACCAAGATCAATCACTCTACTTTCAGGAACAGCAACTATAGGATTTGATGGAAATAAATCCTTGTATGGTACCATAGCAGGTGGGCAAATGCTTACATTTCCTAAAGTCCCAAAACTTAAAGTAGTTTATATGGGAACTGTTTCTTATGGTCATATTTTTAGAGAACAATTTATTGGAACCGCAGTAATTGCTGGAGCAATGTATGATTTAAAAGTAGGTAAACGAATAGATATTAAATTAATGAATTTATTTGTTTATGCTCCTTATGTTTCATACTACAATGATATAGTTTTAGCTTCACCCTATGTGATGCTTCCTAGTATTGGTACAAACATAGGTATAACCAAACGGTTCAAATTTAATATAAACGGAGGTGGTGCATGGGATTTAAAAACAGCAGCATTAAATTATACAGTAACATGTGGTACAAGATTGTTAATTGGGCAATAATATTTTTTGCTACTATTACAGTTTATTCACAATCCCCATTGTGTACTAGCTATCCGACATCATTTTGTTGTGAATATGTGGCTAGTGTTACTATAAATGGAATGACATTTAATGGAAGTACTGGTTTTGCTGCTACATCTGGTGGTACTGGTCCAAACGGATATTATGATTATACAAATCAATTGATTCCAACTATTAACGCTGGTGATCAAATTACTATATCATATACTGCTAAAACTAATAGCAACTATATGGAATATTTTAAGTTATGGTTTGACTTTAATGGTAATGGTGTTTTAAGTGATGCTGGTGAATTAGTTCATCAATATAATTTTTCATGGAATGGAACACACACTAAAACAGCTACATTTACTGTACCTACTACTGTATTTAACGGACAGGTTTACTTGCGTTTTATGATGGTATATGCTAATGTTCCTGCACTTTGTGGGACATATGCCTATGGTAATACATTTGATTTTAAAACTACAATCACCGGAGCAGTTAGCCCATACAACCATTCAGGATTTATTTATGGTTCTGAAGGAACAGGCATAGCAAATGTACCTGTTAAGTTATTTAAAAAATTAACAAGTGAAACAACATATACTTTACATGGTACTTATAATACTAATGCAAACGGGCAATATTCAATTGTAACTAATTTAAATGCCCCCCTATATAATTTTCAAATTGTAGTAGATGCTTTAACAGTAGCTAATCCTGTAGTGTCTGATGCTCAATTTTTTAATCAAAAAGTACTTAACCAAAATTTTGGGTCAAAAGATTACTATAGAATGGATATAAATCAAAATGGTATTTTAAGTATAACAGATGTTTATTTAGATTATATTAAAATATTAAATTTAGGATTCCCCTCAGGCACTCCTATTTATAGAATATTTACCTCACCTCAATGGTCTACAATTAATTCCTCTACTAGTAACTTAACTTCATCTTTACCAGGTGTACAATCTTTAACAATAGATAACCCTACAAATAGTGGTACAACTAATTTATATTTAATAAGAACAGGCTATGCAAATTAAAATATTTTTAACCTCTTTATTATTTCCGATTTTTACATTTGCTCAAAATTGTGTTTATGTAGATTCTGTTTACAACACAGCTAAATTGCGTGAACTTGGAACTCGAGATATTCGATTTGGAGTAAAACAAATTGTAGAAGATGAATTATCTGAAAAATATTGTATGCTAGAAACTGGAGACCCAGTTAAAGTAGAAATATTTTACTTTGGTATTCCAAAATATACAATTCGAATTGTTGGAGTTGAAAAAACAAACCAAATTACCCAAGTTGGAGTTCGTATCTATTATAAAGGAAAATGTTATGAAGGTATAGGTGAATCTGAAACTGAAGTTAGAGCAGTAATGATTGAACTAGTAGACAATAAAGTACCCTTCTCTAAAATGACAGTATCCTCAGCACTTAAAAAAGCAATACATGAAGCAGTTATTATTATGCCTTAGTTTATTTTTATCGTTTAATATGTTTAGTCAACTTCGAGTTGATGATGTTGGTGATGGTTGGAAACAAACCGTTGAACAAGCGATAGACTTAATAAAACAATACGATACAGTACGTTATAATCTACTATTTGAAGTTTGTGATCAAATTAGTTATTCAACTGCCCCATTTTCAACTACTGAAATGGGAAATGTGATATTGATTTCCCAAAACGATATTAAAGCAAAGAACATAAACAATATAGCAGCAGTACTAGTTCATGAATCTTTACATTTATACTTCCAGAGACATGGATATAAAATGACCGAACACCAAGAAGAATTTCGATGTTATGTTACGGAAATGCAGTTTTTACTTTTGTTACCAAATGTTGAACCTTGGTTAATAGAGCATGCTCAAGGTCAAATTGAATTTTATTCAAAGCCTTAATATTTATAATAAAAGAAAACATTATGAAAAAAGCACTTAATTGGGTAGCAGGTCTATTCCGTGATGAAAAAGGTAATCCTTCATCAAAACGATTTGTAGGTATCATTGCCGGTTTAACACTATGTATTACTATGTATGTAAATAGCTATACTCATGGTGATATTAAACCATCTGATACTTTAGTAAATGCTGTAGCTATGTTAGCATTTGGTTGTTTAGGACTAGCTTCAGTAGACAAAATCTGGGGTAAAAAAGAAGAAAAAACAGAAGAATAATGAGTTTAAAAAGTTTACAAGAAAGAGCAGGAGTAGCCGCAGATGGTGCTTTTGGTCCTGGTACAATGAAAGCCGGAATGGCGTTATTGAAATTGTCCCCAATTCGTGCAGCACATTTCTTTGCACAAACATCACATGAAACAGGTGGTTTTAAAGCATTTAGTGAAAACCTAAATTACTCAGCACAAGGTTTGCAAGGTATCTTTGGAAAATATTTTCCTGGTACATTAGAAGAATCTTATGCACGTCAACCTGAAAAAATTGCTAACCGTGTCTATGCAGATAGAATGGGTAACGGAAATGAAGCTTCTGGTGATGGATGGAAATTTAGAGGTCGTGGTGCATTACAATTAACTGGTAAGTCAAATTACGAAGCGTTTGCAAAGTATTTAGGTAATAACGAAGTAATGGAAAATCCTGATTTAGTAGCTACAAAATATTCTTTTGAATCAGCAATGTTCTTCTTTGAAAGAAATAAATTGTGGGCTATTTGTGACCAAGGTATTAACGATGCTGCTATTTTAGCTTTGACTAAAAGAATCAACGGTGGTACTCATGGTTTAGAAGACCGTAAAGCAAAAACATACAAATATTACGAATACGTGAAATAATGGCATATACAAGAGAACAAATTGAAACAGCTGTAAAAGCTAAAGGATACGCTTGGTTTGAAGGCGCAAAGGATTTTGATGTAAATATTGTTGGAGTTAGAAACTCTGCAACTGGTCAAGTAGTTACTAATGTTTTTGATGATACAATGACTGTATCTTATAAAGAAGGTGGAGAATGGAAATTCCATCAATGGCCTTGTACTACAGACCCAGGTAAAAAAGGTGTTAAAGAATACCATAACGCAGCAGGTGTTGCTCGTTTAGTTGAAGGTCAATACAGAGGTTCACATACCCTAGGCCTACATCAAGGAAAGTATGAAGCATTAAAACAAGCAAAAAACGTTAAAGTTTATCGTGATGCAAATCGTGATATGACTTACGATGAGACTAAAATTGCTGAAGGTGTATTTGGTATCAACATTCATAAAGCAGGTGTGGATTCTACTTATGTAGAAAACTGGTCTGAGGGATGTCAAGTATTTAAAAAAGCAACTGATTTTGAAGCATTTATGGTTATTGCTCGTAAAGCAGCAGCTATTCATGGAAAATCATTTACTTATACACTTATTGAATCAGCAGATATTAAGTAATTAAATTTTTTTAAAAAACCTTGGAGCCCCATTAGGGGCTCCTTATATTTCCAACCATGCAAAATAAATATTTACCTTGGTTTTTGCTGTTTTGTGCACTAGGTTTGTCAACAACAGCAGCTTATTATAGTGTTATCGGTTTATCTGTGGTATTTACCGGAGTAGCTATACCTGTTATTGTAATGGGGTCATTTTTAGAAGTATCTAAAATTGCAATTGCAACTTATTTACACAACACTTGGAAAAAAACATATGCTCTTTTAAAAGTATATTTAACTATAGCACTAGTAGTGTTATCGGTTATTACTTCTATTGGAATCTATGGTTTGTTAAGTACAGGATTTCAAGAAAATATTGCTAAACTTGAAATTGGAACCAAACAAATCCAAAATATAGAAGTTAAAAAACAGAGATTTGAGGAAATCAAACTCGAATTATCCAAAGAAAAAACAACCCTAGACAAAGACATCTCCCAGTTACGTAATGCTCTATCTACAAACACAACTACTCAATCAGTAGATGCTAGAACTGGGCAAGTAGTTACAAGAGCAAACAATGCTAATCGTAAATCATTTGAAACACAACTAGCAAGTGCACAAACAAATAGAGATAAACTATCTACTAAAATAGATGCTTTAAACGATTCAATTACTCGTTTAGATATTCAAATTTTGGATATGGAATCTAAAGCAAGTGAAGGAAATGAACTAGGTGCTGTACAATATGTAAGTGAAATTACGGGAGCTGATATTAAAACTGTTGCAAATTGGTTCATATTTATGTTGATTTTTGTGTTTGATCCACTAGCCATTACCCTTGTTATTGCTACAAATCAAGCGTTTGAACAACGTAAACCCAAATTAAACATTTATGGTGAACCTAAACCAAGTGAACCCATCCAACCTGACCCTAACCCAGACCATACTCCAGTTGCCCCAGTAGTTAATATCCCATTTCAAAAAGAAAAAGAACGCATTCAAAATGAAATTCAAAAAATCCAAAATTCAGGAGTATCAGGAAGAAAAGCTGGGGTTGCTATTCAAGAACTAAAGAATAAACTAAAGGCATTAGACGAAAATAATAAGACGTACTAATATTTATAGTACGACATGGAAAATCTTCAAACAAAAAAACAAGTAGCCTGGGTAAAAAATATAAACCCAAGTACTGGAGTTGAGTTTTATACTCCTTTAGAAGGATCAACTACTTTATTGAATACAACCGTTGGTTTAGCAATTACTGCATCCTATGCTTTAAACGCTGGTGGTGCTGTTAGTACTGGATCTTTTTTAACAACTGCTTCATTTGCTAATCCTCGCATTACATTTACAAAAGGAGATGGAACTGATTTTTTTCTAAGTTTAGATACATTAGTTGCTAATAGTGCTTCTTATGCTACAACTGCTTCATATGTTAATCCCCTTAACCAAGCAGTAACAATTGGTAACATTACTAGTACTCCATCTACAGAAAATACATTAAATATATACCCTTCCCCTGCTGGAGGTACAGGTGAAGGAGGTCAAATATTATTAGCAGCATCTGGTGGATTATACACATCAGCATCCATGCTAGATACATGGCAAGACCAATTTAGAATTTTACGAGGTAGTAATACCGGAGGAAGTAATGCAGGTTTAGTATATGTTAATTTACAAACCGGAAATACTCAATTTGTAGGAGCTGTAACAGCAAGTGCATATAGTGGATTACCAAATGCGTGGTTACTTGCAGCACGTAGTGGTAATCAAACTATTGGAAGTGGAACATGGGCTGATAGAGATATTATATTTAATCAATATTCAAGTAATAATTTTACATATAATTCATCAACTGGTATTGCAACTTTAAATGCTGGTAAAACTTATAGAATTACCGCAAGGTTAGCATGGTCTGCTGCCGGAATATATACTCTTAAATTCCGTTTATATAACCAAACTACTAGTACATTTACAGGACCTACTGTTGAGTTAATACAATCACCAAATGGTACATTTAATGTAAGTGATAATACATTAGAAACTATATTTGCTGTTGGTGCATCTAATGTTGATATATCCATAAGAACCACCTCAGACACAAACGCATTATCAGGAGAATTCATTAGATCAGATTTAAATACTCAGCTAATTATTCAACAAATAGCTTAAAAATACTTGTCTTCTCGCTAATTTTTTCGTATATTTCTATAAATTCAAGGAAATGTACGCATTTATCAAAGAAAGTAGTATTCGCCACAGTAGAGAAACAGTTATGGGCCATATCAAAAAGCTCCAACCCCTCAACTATAATCGATTCATGTGGTGGAGAACACATACTGATAAAGTTACTCCATTAGGCAAACGTGCTTTACTCAAAGACCGTATTTTAAACGGTGATTTCAATCCATCTTCATATTTTTGGCAAGCACAATTAGCACTTTATGTTGCTAAAGACAAACTTGATTTAACAAAACACGATACTCGTTTTCAAATTGAAATTGCTGGTGTTGACTTTATGCGTTACAAAAAGTTAATGGAAGACTTTGAAAAGGAAGAAACAACTCGTATGATTGCTTTATATGATGCTTTTACAACTGAATATAAGATCACAAAAGAGGAATTAGATGAAAGATTCCTTAAATTCAATGGTACTGTTTTAGATTTTTATAACTATGCTGAAGAATTCTTATATAGAACCCCAGCTGCTAATAGAAAAGAAAACCGTGGCCGTCCTAAAAAAGTAAAAATTGAATCTACCCCTAGAGTTTTACTCCCAAAACGAGGTAGAGGTCGCCCTAAAAAATCATAATATGTGGTATAAATTAAAAAAATGGTTAGATTTGAACATTGTTTGGTTCTTTGTTCATCCTAGTAGACATGCTGCCTTAAAAAAACATTTAAAGAAAAAATATGGAAAAACAAAATAACCGGGGTCCTTACCCACAACCAAACGAAGTTTGGCAACATTACAAAGGTGGAAAATACCAAATTGTAGCAATGTGTAATCATACAACTACTGATGAAATACTTGTGATATACAAATCACTTTCATTTGGAGGATTCCATGCTCGTCCGTATAGTGAATGGCATGAACAAGTTGGAGAAACAAAAGCAGCAGGATTTCCAATTTACCGATTTGAAAAATTAACTTACTCAATATGAAAATTAGATTTTATTTACACAGTACTCTGTGGAGTGATTTTATGCAAATGGCTCTTTGGCCCGCAATGTATGTAACACATAACAAAGTATCTCGCAATGTAAGAGTACTTTCTTTAAGTGCAAATATATTGTTTTGGGATTTTGGTTTTACAATTGAATGGAACAAATATGAATAATACAGTAGAACTACTAGGCCACTATGGCGACGACTTAACTCATGCTTGTTCAGCCTGGACAAGTACATCACGTGAATTAAATGATGAAAAAATTGGACGTGTACCAAAACTACTAACTATGTTAGCAAGTGAAGGGCATCACACCCCATTTGAAAAATCTAGTTTACATTTTCTAGTAACAGTAGACCAGGCAACACATATCCATTTACTTAAACACCGAATTGGAGTTTCAATTAATGGAGAAAGTGCTCGCTACAAAGAATTAAAAGAAGATAAAATGTATATTCCTTATGATTGGAGTAATTCATGGCACTTTAAACTTCAAAAATATGCTGAGGAAGGAAACAAGTTATACCATGAAGCACTTGAATACTTTACTCCTATTTTAGGCCGTAAACGTGCTAAAGAATCTGCTCGTTTCTTTAAAACATTTAACTCCCAGATCACAATGGATCTTATGTTTAACTGGAGAAGTTTTGCTCATTTCCAACAATTAAGAAATAGTGAACATGCTCAAGTTGAAGTAAGACAACTAGCTCAAGATATGCTTGATTTAGTTAAAAATATTGAAGGTAACCCATTTGAACATACAATTAATGCTTTTGGTTTAAACTAATGGAAATATTAAACACTCACCCAATTAAAAAAAGCGACTTAGGTTTCCACGGCAATTTATTTGGTGGTAAACTATTAAGTTGGATTGATGCTTCAGCTGCAGGTTATGCAATGCAGTTATGTGATACACCAAGAATGGTAACAGTATCAATTGATCAATGTAACTTTGAACGCCCCGCTAAAGAATCTCAGTTATTAAAAATCTATGGTCGTCCACTTAAAGTAGGAAATAGTTCAATGACCTTGTATATGGAGGCAAGAGCACATAACGTTTACACAGGTAAACAGGACCTTATATTGAAAACAAATATTACATTTGTTCAAATTGATGAGGGTGGAAATGCTATACCTTTAGGTGAAAAAGCTAAAACAAGAATTTCAAACATCTTGCAAAAAGAACTTGATTCTGATGAAAAACTTTCGTATATTAGAGTATAAAAATAAGAGTTATGACATTTAGAAAAAAAACAAAAGCTCGGTTCCAATCATTTCTAAGACGATTAGGTTTGCTTTGTAAAAAACCTACTGAACCAACTAAACGAATTCGTATTTCTAGAACTATTAATCCTGATGGTAGTACTACTCAACATGAACGTTTAACTAAACAACCATTATTTGAAGGTAATACGTTTGAATCCGAATTACACATCTACAATGAGATTAAAAAAACAGTAAAGAAAACCCGTAAATCTAAAAAATAAAAGTTATGAAAATCAACCAAGAAAAAGTTATGAACTTATTGAAACCGGCTATGAATTTAATTATTGTAGCAGCTGTAGGAACCCTTATGTTTCGTTTAGGAGCAGCATATCAAGCACATGAAGCTAAAGAAACCACTAAAGTAGAAAACCCATATGCACATGCATTTTCTCCTGAGGAAATTTCAATTGCAGTTAATGAATCAAATGAATTAATCATGATCGAACGTGCAACTGGAGATTACATTGTATATTCAGATCAAATTGGTCAAACTATCTTTGGTATGTATGCCAATCGTATTCACCAAGAAGCAACTAATGTTAGTAAATAGTATCAAAATCGGTATTGTAGCGGGGGCAGTTATTGCCACCGCTCTTACTGTTACTGAACCGGAAGTGCAATCAACTCAAGAAGTGCGCATTCCCGACAGTATCGATCAAGGATCACCACCATCATTGCAAATGTACAAGTATATTAAAGCATACGCTGATACATTTGATATTCCATTGAATTATGCATTTGGAGTAGCATATTGTGAAACAAGATATGAAGGACCCTTCCAATGGAAATACAACCCAGCTCAAACATCTTGTACAGGTGCTGAAGGTCCAATGCAGATTTTGCTTTCAACCGCACGTTATTTGAATAGAGATGGTGTTTCACGCCAACGTTTACGTACAGATATTGAATATAACGTAAAAACATCATTAGGATATGTAAGACGTTTATACAATCGCTATAAAAGTTGGCCAATTGTATTTGGATACTATAATACAGGTTATCCTAGAATAAACGATTACGCAAGAAAGGTTGTAAACTTTAAAATAAATTGGAGATGAAACAAGTAGTTTGTATAAATGACAGTAGATTACCTGAAGGTGCTCAAGTTATCAAAGGTAGAGAATATAATGTAGTAGATGAGTTTGTAAACAACTATGATCAACGAGTTTATATCATTGAAGGTATTGCAAATGAAGGCACTACCAAAATGGGGTTACGTTGGATTGGTTATGATGCAAATCGCTTTGCAGAACCTGAATCATTAATGGAAGAAATACAAGAATACGCATACGCAGAAGCATGAAAAAAGTAAAAATTAGCCACGAGGTACCATTTTGCCTCTTAGAAAAAAGTAGAGAATTCAATGACTACGATTATTGTTTACCTCATCTAATGGATGAAAATGAAGAATATCGTAATTTCTTCTATGAATCAAAGAAAATGGGTCGCTACATTGTAATGGACAATTCACTCCATGAACTAGGTGAAGCATATAATTCAGAACGTTTAATGTATTGGGTAAATGAAATTGAACCAAATGAATTTATTGTACCTGATGTTTGGGAAGATAAGACAGCATCAATTGTAAATGCTCGTTCTTGGGCTCATACTAAAATGCCTAAAAACACTACTAAAGTAGCTGTAGTACAAGCAAAAAATATTCATGAAGCTTATGAATGTGTGCAAATATATAAAGATTTAGGTTATAAGAAAATAGCATTTTCATATGGTGCAGAATATTATCATGAAATGTGTCCACACCCAAACAAAGATTTAGGTAAAGCAATTGGACGATATATAGTAGTTTCATCAATGTATAATGATAAAACATTACTTTATAACGATCGAGTACATTTACTTGGAACTGCAAGTCCTATTGAATTTGGAATGTACAAAAATATTTCTTGCATTGAATCAATTGATACTTCAAATCCAATTATGGCTGGAATAGAAGGAATACCATATACAAAAATGGGGCTAGATTCAAAGCCAACGGCTAATATGAATAATTTCCAAGATAAACCAATCACAGAAACTCAAATGAAGTTTATTGAACATAACGTTATAAACTTTAGACAAATAAATGGACTCTAATTTGGAGTCCATATTTTATTTTAGTATATTAATACAAATAATAAGTTATGGAAATGTTAAGTTTATATGATTACCTAGGCAAAGCCGCAGGTGAAGAATTAGGTAAAGAAGTTTGGACAGCAGCTGCAGAAGCTAATGTTCCAACACAACTTCGAGAAATTTCTAATCCAAAATACACAGGAAAAGTTACTTTATACCCTAAAGATTTTCTTGATTTTTATTTTAGAGAACCTGCATCATATCAAATTGAAGATGCTTTACCTGAAGGACATGATTGGACCGGAAACCTTGAAGACGATGACCTCCCTTTTTAATCATACTAAAGAAGAGTTTGAAAAACACCGTGAGATTTGGAAATCTGAATGGTATGATCATTGGAGACTCTTGGATATTGACTTTGAATGTTATATGTTGATGAGAGGATTAACAAAAGAAGAATTTAAAAAATTAAATAGCGAAATATGGCAAAACACGTAGTAGTATCCTTATCTGGAGGGATGGATTCCTCCACATTGTTACTTCGTTGCTTGAAAGAGTACGATACAGTAACTGCACTTTCATTTGATTATGGACAAAAACATAGAGTTGAACTTGAACGCGCTCAATCATTAGTAGATTATATTAATGAAACCTATTCCCCTATCCGTTACCGTCAAATCCAATTAAACGGATTATCTGATTTGTTAAATTCAGCACTTGTAACAGGTGGAGATGATGTACCTGAAGGACATTATGCTGAAGAAAACATGAAAGCAACAGTTGTTCCTAATCGAAATAAAATATTTGCTTCAATTATTCAAGCAGTTGCACTTTCAATTGCTGACGAAACAGATGAGCAATGTGACATTGCAATGGGAATCCATGCAGGTGATCATGCAATTTACCCAGATTGCCGTCAAGAATTTAGAGATGCAGACGATCATGCCTTTAGAGTAGGTAATTGGGGTTCTGAAAAAGTAGGTTACTTTACACCATATCTTGAAGGTGATAAATTTACCATCTTACAAGATGGAGAAGTATTATGTGGTGAATTAGGTTTAGACTTCAATGAAGTATATAAACGTACAAACACTTCATACAAACCAATTTACCACGAAATGGCATATGAAGAAGGAGCCGATATCATTGAAGTAAAAGAATGGTTCTCTGATTACAAATCAGCAAGTTCCGTGGAGCGAGTAGAAGCTTTTATTAAATTAGGACGTCCTGATCCTGTAGCTTATGCAGACGAAGAAGGACCTGTAACATGGGAATATGTAGTAAAAGAAGTATCTAAAGTACTAGCAAGCCATGCAGGATAAAAGTATTATAAATTGGGAACTACATCAAAAGCTAATGGCAAAGAAAAGAACAATTAAAATATGTACCGGAATTGGATTGAATATGTTCTTTCCTGAGTACGTAACTATCGAATTACAGAATATAGACACTGAAATTAGAAAACCTAAAACATCAAAGAAAAATGGCTAGATACATTTCAACAAAATTATTTGACAATTACTCAGTAGCAATTCGTCAATACAAAGCAGCCCATTCACATTGCCAGTTATTGCATGGTTATGCTTTGAAATTTAAAGTATGGTTTGCTTCAAACGAACCATTAGAGGAAAATCAACTTGATGATATGAACTGGATTGTTGATTATGGAGGTTTTAAACCTGCACCTCAAGGTAATGGTTTGAAAGCTTGGATGGACCATATGTGGGATCACACAACTTTAATTCAAGCAGACGATCCATACCGTGATTTGTTTGAACAAATGCAAATGGAAGGATTATGTAAAGTACATTTCCTAGAAAAAATGGGTGCTGAAAGTAATGCAAAACTTGTATTTGATCATTTCAATGAAGTACTAGCTAAAACAGATGCTGGGCGTTGTAAAGTAATTAAAGTAGAATGTTTTGAAAACGATAAAAACTCTAGCATCTATGAAGAATAGTTATTATACGACAACCACCACTTTTGGTGACATTAAATTCACTTATACAATAATAAAATGAAAGAAATTTTATACTTCTCTGCCCCTTGGTGTATGCCATGTAAAAACTTTAAACCCGTTATGGAACGTGTAGGGCAACAACATCCTGTTAAATTTATTAACGTGGATGAAAATCCTCAAATGGCTGCACAATACAATATTCGAAGCGTACCTACGCTTGTATTTTTGAAAGACGGTCAAGAGGCAGACAAATCAATCGGAGTTTTAACTGAAGCACAAGTAAAAGAAAAATGGAATCTAGTCTAGGAAGAATAGAAGATTACAACAAAGTTTTACCAATTGTAGAATTATATCGTTGCGTTCAAAGCGAGGGATCTCGTTTTGGACGCCCAACGATTGCAGTTCGTACAACAGGTTGTACTCACCGCTGCTACTTTGGAGAAGGCGGATGGTGTGATTCTTGGTATACAAGTATCCACCCAGAAAAAGGTACATTTACCTTTAATGATATTATCAAAATTTATGACGAAAACCCACACATCAAAGAAATGATGTTGACGGGTGGCTCACCTACAATGCACCCTAAGCTTGTAAATGAGTTAACACATTTTGCTTATGAAAGAGGTATTCTTATTACTATTGAAACCGAAGGTTCTCATTTCCTCGCTACTGACTATCCTATATCTCTTATATCTCTCAGTCCTAAATTTGGTAATAGTATTCCCGTACTTGGAGCTGTTACGCCTCAAGGAGCGATTGTGGACCAGAAAATGATTGATCAACATAATAAGTTCCGTCTTAAAATGGATACAATCAAACAAACACTCGATTATCACTTCGATTATCATTACAAACCAGTTTGGGATGGTACTGAAGAGAATTTAGCTGAAATTGAAGCATTTAGAGTTGCATTGGAAATCCCAAAATGGAAAACCTATATCATGCCAGCTGGTGATACAAGAGATGAATTAATTAAAATGTATCCACTTGTATTTGATATGTGTGCTGAAAAAGGATACAACATGACAGGTAGAGATCATATTATTGCATTCGATACAAAAAGAGGAGTATGATTCTATTTACTTCAGAGCAAATTCAAGAAAAAGTTAAAGAACTAGCCCACCGCATTTCATTTAAACATACTGTTGATGATGATGTAGTAATGATATGTGTATTAAATGGTGGGTTTATGTTTTTTAGTGATTTAGCTAAAGAAATGTCAATTGATTTTGAAGTTGACTTTATACGAGCCAAATCATACAATGGACAAGATCAAGGTGTAGTTCATATCTTAAAAGATATTGAAACAAACATTGAAGGAAAATATGTATACGTAATAGATGATTTCTATGATACTGGAAATACTTTAAATAGAATTTTAGAGCATTTATCTGCTTTGAACCCTTTATCACTCCAAATGATTACTCTATTAACTCGAGATACTTCCCCTTTATCAGAATATCATCATATTTCAGGTTTCATGATCCAAGATCAATGGGTAGTAGGTTATGGAATGGATAATAATTCAAAAGAGCGAAATTTAGATTATATTTACGCACTTTAACTTGGAGATTAAAAATATTCTTCGTACATTTATATAAAATAATTAGTTATATGTCAGAAAACAATCGTAAAAAACAGCACACAGATTTAGAATGTGTAAAAATTGGTTTTGCAAATGGTGTTGCACCTGGTTTTCCACTTACCGAGAAAGAAAAGTGGGCAATGGTAGATGAAGCAGAAGAAGCTTATGGTAAGTTCTTAACTGCATTAGGTGTAGATTGGGAAAACGATCCAAACTCATCTGATACTCCACGTCGTGTAGCAAAAGCATATGTATTTGATTTATTTGCAGGTCGATATACTGCAATGTCCGATATTACTTCATTCCCTAGTGATGGTTATGATGGTATTGTAATCGAACGAAATATTCCTGTTACTTCAATGTGTTCACACCACCACCAAACAATTGGAGGAGTAGTTCATATTGGTTATGTAGTTGGAAACGAAGGTAGAGTAATCGGCTTATCTAAATTGAACCGTATTGTAGAACTATTTGGTCGTAGAGGTGCTATCCAAGAACAATTAACTTCAGCAATCCACAATGCAGTAAACAAAATTTGTGAATTGAATAGAGGAGTAATCGTAACTGTAGTAGCAACCCACAACTGTGTATCTTGTAGAGGTGTAAAACACCAAGGTGCTTCAATGGTAACTACAAAAGCATCAGGTGTGTTCTTGGAAAATGATAATCAAGCACGTAAAGAATTCTTCGATTCAATCAAAATCAATAACGGAGGACACCAGATATGAGCCCATTAGAAAAGAAACAAGCTGAGTTAATTTCATTATTAGCAGGCCAAGTAGTTGATCTTTCCCTAATGTCCAAAATTGAACTTGGAGACGATGTAGTTAAGGAATGGTCTAGGTTAAATATCGAGATTAGTAATCTAAAAGAAAACTATGTGCCATTTGTATCAGAAGTTGAAGAGTTCAATGCAGTTATGGGGAAGCCAAATAATTATGACCCGGTCATTCCCGACGAGAAGGAGTGGATGTTTGTCTATAATTTCATTTTGGAGGAACTCGAAGAATATAAGCATGCGTGTGAAACAGGCAATATTGTTGAAGTGCTTGATGCTCTATGTGACATTACCTACGTATCGTTGGGTAACGGGGCTATGTTACATGGTCTTAAGGATAAAGTATGGCCCGCGTATCAAGAGGTTCAAGCGTCAAATCTTAGCAAAGCTTGTACAAGTGAAGAAGAGGCACAAGAAACCGTTAGAGTTCGCTCCGCAGAGCAAGAGGAACCATGTCACTATGAACAGGTTGGTAAGTATTTTATCGTCTATAGAACACGCGATCGCAAGGTTATGAAGAACATTAATTACTTCAGACCAGACCTTACCCAATTTTTTAAATAAAATATAAATCAAAATATGAAAACACCAAATCAAATTGTTAAAGAATTAAAACATGTTGTAGAATGGTCTCAACCTAATATTAGATATAATGAGATTATGTCTTTAATCAAACAACTAGAGATCTCTTTAAACCCACCTACAAATAAACCAACTCCAATTATTGAAAAACCAGTTGTTAAAGCTCCTGTAGTAGAAACACCTGTAGAAGAACTTACAATTGAAGAAATATCTGCTGAAGTATTAAGTGCAGATGTAGATACAGTGGAAGAAACCCCAACCACTATCAAAACTACTAGAAAGAAGTAATTTTAATATTAAATAAGAGTTATGTATCAATCGGTTTTCTATAATAGATTACCCGGAGAAGATCAGTGGCATTACTATCTCAGGGACGATAAAAAAGGAATACACAAATTCCAATATTGGCCTACTGTATATAAACTTGACGAAGAGGGGGAATATGAAACACTATTTGGTGATAGATGTTCTGCCCTCCAAGGCAAGTATGATAGAAAAGATCATACTATTCTAGAAAAAGATATTGACCGTGAACTTGTATTGTTGAGGGATCTGTACTACAAGACGGATGAAATGCCTTCATACCACAATACAGTTTATCTGGATATTGAGATTGAAATTTTAGGTGCACTTACACCAACCACAATTAAAGAAGCAAATGCTGAGATAACTGCAATTGCTTTAATTGATACTTCTACCAAAGAAAAAATATGTTTTATTTTAGACAAAGAAGGTAAAATAGAAGATATTGACCAAGATGGTAAAAAAGTAATTCCATGTGCAACTGAAGATACTTTACTACGTAAGTTTTTATTGAAATGGGAACAAATGGATCCTACAATTGTTGTAGGTTACAACAGTGATTTCTTTGATATCCCATACTTGTACTACCGAATCAAGAAAAAACTAGGAGATGAAGTATACCGCTTATCCCCAGTAGGTAAAATTGAAGAAGTTATATCCCAACCAAATTCCCCAATTCGTATTGGTTTAGTTAATAGTCTAGACTATATGTTGTTGCTTCGTAAGTATATTATGAAGGAAGAACCATCATATAAACTAGGTGATATTGGAACCAAATATGCTAAGTTAGGTAAAATTGAATACAATGGTAGTTTGGATACATTGTTTAGAGAAGATCCAAACAAATTCATTGACTATAACATTCGAGATGTTGAAATCATTGAAGCGCTAGAGGAAAAACAGAAGTTTATTGAATTGACTATCTTGATTTCCCACTTGTGCCATACACCATACGAATCAATTTACTATAATACTGCATTAAACGAGGGTGCTATTTTAACGTATCTAAAACGTAAAAATATTATTGCACCAAACAAACCAACAACTACTAATCCTACAATTAGGGATTTGGAATTGGGTGATCATATTGTACATCAACGAGGTACTCCTACAATTGAAGGTACAGTATATAGCTTTGAGGACAAGCAGATTATAGTCAAAACAATGGCTGGAAAATATATTTCTCGTAGTCCAAGAACAGTCAAGAAAAAAGACAGTTACGCAGGTGGATACTTACTTGATCCTATTCCAGGACTATATTCAGATGTGAGTGACCTTGACTTTACCTCACTATACCCTTCAATTATCAAATCATTAAACTTGGGTGTTGAAACATTGGTAGGTAGAATTGTTACAAAAAACAATTACGAGCAATATAATTCACTCGAGCAATTAAAGAAACGTGATCCCGAAGAAAAAATACATATCCAAAAACTAAATAAGTATTCGTATCAACTTAAAGATGCTACTATATCTGTTGGTGCTTTAATTCGTTTAATTGAAGACAATAACTGGACAATAGCAGCTAGTGGAGCGTTCTTTACTAATGATAAGAAAAGTATTGCTTGCGAGGTACTTGAGGATTGGTTCAATCAGCGAGAACATTATCGAGCACTCAAGAAAAGCGCAGGTAAAGCGGAAGATTGGGCCAATTACAAATTATATGACTTGTATCAAATGGCATTTAAAATCTTGCAAAATGCATTGTATGGTACTTATGCTATCAACTCATGGCGCTTTACAGATGGATTTAAAATATGTTCTGCAGGTATTACAAATAGTGGTCAACGTTTAACTAAAGAATCTATTGCTTTTGTAAACAAATACATTTCGGATCAATTAGATATTGACCCTAGAGATTTTGTGATTGCATCTGATACCGATTCACTTTATATGGAATTGACTGATTTGCTTAAACATCGAAACCCTGATTTGAACTACGAGGACCGTGAAGAAAAAATCAAACGATTATTAGTTTTGACAGAGGAACTCCAAGATGTAGCAAACGCGAATCTAAACAATATTACGCAGGATCTGTACAATATGACTGGTGATCACCACTTCGTATTAAAACAAGAGGTAATCGCTGAAAAAGCGTATTGGTCTGGAAAACGCCGTTATGCAATGTATATTGTAAACAAAGAAGGTGTACCTATTGAGGAACTAGAGATGAAGGGACTAGACATTATGAAATCTAATTTCCCCCCTTACTTTAGAAACTTTGGAGAAGAGCTAATCAAATCCATTCTATTCAGTAAACCAAAAGAAGACATTGATAAAGACGTAATGGACTTTAAAAATTCAATGCAAACGGTAGAGTGGATTAAGTTGCTTAAACCAACTGGATTGAAAAAAATGGGTGAATATATTGAACGTAGACCTATGGCTGGTGAATTGTTCTCTAAATTGAAATTGAAATGTCCCGTAAATACAAAATCTGCTATAATCTATAACGATTTTTTACGTTACAAGAAACTCAATGTAAAGTATCCTGAATTTACAATTGGAGATAAAATGTATATTGCTTATTTGAAACCAAACCCATATCAAATTGAGGTAATTGGTTACAATGGCTACAATGATCCACCTGAAATCACTGAGTTGATCAACAAATATATTGATCGTGATGGTTTATTTGATAGTGTAATTCGAAATAAATTAGAAACAGTATACAATGATATTGGATGGGTGCTTAATTTGAACCCATTTAAAGCTAAATTCTTCAATTTCAGCTAGGATATTTAAAATATTTTTCTTATCTTTAACACATGGTAAATAAATTAGTTCTACAATCGGTTATAAACAAATACTACTTAGGCGAAAACGAATCCGTTAAGTGGAAAATCAAAGACAAAACATTATCTATTGACTTTATGTCTGTAAACAAAGAAGTCATAGGTAAAGTTATTCATACAGGTTTTGATGTTGAAGACAGTGAATTAGCTATCTTTGACACCAAAAAACTACTTAACCTACTTAGCATCACTCAAGGTGATCTAATCTTTGAATTAGAGAAAGGCAAATCGGTTTATACCAAAATGAAATTTGCAGATGAGTCATTTAACTTGACTTATGCACTTGCCGATCCACTTTTGATTGGTAAAGTAGGTTCTGTAACTGAACCGCAATGGGATGCAGTTTTACCTCTAGAAAAAGAACATGTCGATAATTTAGTTAAAGCAAAGAATGCTTTAGCAGGTATTGGTTCAATGACACTTTCAATTGATATTGATTTAAATGGAGATAATATGTGTGTATTCACATTTGGAGATGAGCAAGGCCACAACAACAAAATCACCTACCAAATGTATGGTACAATTAAACAAGAGAAAGTTGAAATCCCATTCAACTCAGACATGTTTAGAAACATACTCAAAGAAAACAAAGACCTAGAAAGTGGAAATATCTACTTGAGCTACCAGGGCCTAATGAAACTTGAATTCAAATCAGAAGACACAACATGCGAATACTATATGGTTCGTAGAGAAGAAAGTGCCTTCTAATATGTATAATAGAATTAGGAAATTCAAATTAGTTTTCGTATATTATAGTTATAAATTAAAAGTTAGTTATGCAAGAAACAAAACGACGAGGTCGTCCTGCTCGGGACGAAAATGACACACAATCAAACTTATGTACAATTAAAGACCCCGCAATGGAGCCTTTTTATATTGTAAAGGATGCTACAAACTTTACAGTAATGGAAAGATCTGTTGCTACAAGAGGTTTTGGAGGTGGTAAAGCATCTGGTAAAGAAACTGAAAAAGTAGTAGGCTACTACAGTAACTTTGCAAATGCTGTAAACCGCATCTCAAAAGAAAAGTTTTATCAAAATCAAGGTGAGTACGAAACCATTCAAGAGTACCTCAACACCTGGAATACAGTTAAAGAAGGAATGGAATCAATGTTAAACAAATTAGAAATATGAAACAATTAGAAGCATTATTTGATGCGGTAATCGTTAAACCGCTTGAGGCAGAAGAGACTCAATTTGGATCTATCTTCATCCCAGATGCAGGTAAAGATCGTAACGAACAAGGAACTGTAGTTGCAGTTGGACCAGGACGTCATGTAGCTGGAGTTGGATTTATCCCAACAGAAATTAAAGTAGGAGATACAGTAGTATTACCTACAATGGGTTTTGCAAAGTTGCAATTTGACAATGAAGAATATTTTATTGGACCTGAAAATCAAATTTTAGCACGTATTAAAAAAGAAGTAAATGAGTAAGATTATTGAATTTGGCCCTGAAGCCCGTAAAAAATTAGTTAAAGGTATTGATACACTAGCAGATGCAGTTGTAGCAACACTTGGACCAAATGGTCGAAATGTAGTTTATGTTGAAAATGGAATGGTTGTTTCAACCAAAGATGGTGTAAGCGTTGCAAAACAAATCGCTTCACTAGAAGACCCAATCGAAGATTTGGGAGCACAAATGGTTAAACAAGCAGCTATTAAAACTGCAGATCACGCAGGTGATGGTACAACTACCTCAACTTTATTAGCACGTGAATTGGTTAAAGGTGGTATCTCTAAATTAAACGAGGGAGCAAATGCCGTTGAAATTAAACGTGGAATTGATGCAGGTGTAAAACAAGTACTCCAAGTATTAAAAGACAATTCAGAGAAAATCACCTCTGAAGAACAATTAGAGCAAATTGCTACTATTTCGGCAAACAACGATCCTGAAATCGGTAAATTGATTTCACGCGCTATGGAAAAAGTAGGACGTGAAGGTGTAGTTTACATTGAAGAATCTAAAACAGACGAAACATATTTGGAAGTTGTAGAAGGTATTCAATTTGATCGTGGTTACAAATCTCCATATTTTGTTACAAACAACAACAATATGTCAGCTGTATTGCAAGATGTTTCAATCTTGTTAGCAGACCACCGTTTTACAAATGTAAAAGAATTGGTACATATTCTAGAAGGTGTAGCATCTAAAGGAAAATCATTGTTGATTATCGCAGAAGATATTGATGGTGAGGCTTTAGCTACATTGATTGTAAACAAAATGCGTGGTACACTTAAAGTTGTAGCTGTTAAAGCACCTGACTTTGGTGAGCGTCGTAAATTGATCCTTGAAGATATTGCTATCTTAACTGGTGGTAAAGTATTTGACAAGGAAAAAGGTATGAAACTTGATCGTTTCGATTTCGGATGGTTAGGCCATGCTAAAACAGTTACAGTAACTAAAGAAAAAACTACAATCATTGATGGTAGTGGTGTTGAAGAAGATATTACTGCACGAGTAGAATCACTTACCTCACAAATTGAAGGTGCTGCTACACCATTTGAAGCAGAAAAACTACAAGAACGTTTATCTAAATTTGTAGGTGGAGTTGCTTTGGTTCATGTAGGTGGAAGTACTGAAACTGAAATGAAAGAGAAAAAAGATCGCGTTGATGATGCTCTACATGCTACACAATGTGCTTTAGAAGATGGTATCGTTCCAGGTGGTGGTTCAGCCCTATTATATGCTCGTGAAGGTATTACATATTCAAAATCCGAATCAGATGATTTCAAATATGGTAAAAAATTAGTTTACAAAGCATGTGGCAAACCATTTGAGGTTATTCTGTCAAATGCAGGATATGCTGAAAGTGATATGTACCCAATCAATATGGAAATTGGTAAAGCTGATAATGTATGGAGTGGATTCAACATTAAAACCGAAACTATCGTTAACATGAAAGAAGAAGGTATTATCGATCCACACAAAGTAACCAAAAACGCTTTATTGAATGCTTCTTCAATTGCAGGTACAATCCTATTAACAGAATGTACAGTAGTAGATAAACCAGAAGATAAAAAATCAGATGGTGGATTCGATCCATCAATGATGGGAATGATGTAATATGAAAACTGAACAAGTAGAATATAACGAACTTATCGCAACACGAGTACCCCCTGGAGATCAGTGGGTGCTCGTAAACGATAAAAGTAAAGTCATTCACAAGTCACTTACTGATGCTTTAGAGGCATGGTTTGAAGCAAACCAAGAAAAGGCAGAGTTCCGTTTAGCTCCTTTGGACAGTAAACTATATGTTATTCGAAGTGAGGTAAAAGAAATTCAACCCGAACCAGTTAAACGCTTTAACATTTACGGAGACCCACAGTAACGGGTCTCCTTTTTTACATATTTATAATTATGAAATTGACAGACATTCTACGCGAAATCGAAGGAGAAGAAGATGGTATGCAACAAGTAAAGGTTCGTTATGACCTTGCTGTTGAACCTGCTGATCTCGACAAAGCATTAGCTGCTTTAAACGATCCTAAAACATATGGTATCTACGCACAAAACATGCGAGATCCAAAAGCTATTGTAAAAGCATTCGGACCTTCAATTCCTGCACAAAAAGCAGGAGCTGCTTGGAAAGATTGGGATTCTCGCTCGGATGATGAAAAAGCATTCAAAATAATTGATATCAAAAACAGAGTACCTGAAGCATGGGCTAAAGCAGAAGCTGAAGCAGAAGCAGGCTATGAAAAATGGCAAGCAGAAGGAAATGATGGTAGCTTAAACGACTATTTATTTTCACTTTCAGGTAAAGAACTTCCAAAAGACATTATCGGAAAATACGGAGCCAATTATTACCCAATGAAAACCCCAGACAATTTGAAAAAATATGGTGGTAAATTGGAACAAGACATTCACTATGTAGTAAAAGATGGTAAAATTGTTTTTCCTTCAACACTAGAAAATCCATATAAAACAAAACCATACTTGTCCAAAGTATTGAAAACAATTATGGACAATGCAGGAGTGGATTTTAAACTAGTAGATGTTGAACAAGATGTAGAAGCACCTAAAACTGTAGAAAAACCAAAAGCAGAAACAGTTGCTCC